CCTTCACGGTAGAATGTTGTACCCTTGAAACTAGGGAGATACTCCAACCAAAGAGCCGAAAGCTCTTCGAGAGGATAGTCTTTGGGAAGGTTGATGGTTTTGGAAACGCTGTTATCGACGTGACTTTGTATAATCTTTTGAACTTCAAGGTGATCTCGAACCGAGATATCATAAGCACCTTCAGATAACCTCCCAAATTTCTCAAATTCCGGCGTTACTACTATTTCTTCTGCTAGCTCCCGACTTCCATCATTAGTGGGTTTATAAAAATGACGCTTATAAACGGGAGAGAAGAGAGGCTCTATGCCGCTCGATACCCCGGCTACCATGCTGGTTGTACCAGTAGGGGCACAAGTGAGTAAGGCGCAATTTCGAATTCCATATTCCTTGATCTTAACTTTCATGCCGCGCTTAAGCGTCTTAATGAAACCCGACTCAAGGAAGCGTTGGTCATAAGCTGGAAACGGCCCCTTCTCAACAGCCAAATGAATAGACGCGTCATATGCGACTTGTTTGATGAAACCAAAAAGCTTATCAATGAACGCTCGGCCATCGTCCCCTGAATACTTATACCCGAGTTCGAGAAGCATCGTATGAAGGCCCATAACACCGAGGCCAATTCTTCTAACTTTTTCACAATTGTCCTTTATTTCTGGAATAGGGTAATAAGACACAGTAAGCACATCGTCGAGAAAGCGAACGCCCAGGCGTATAGTTTCATCCAGTTGATCCCAATCCATCTGCCCGTCAGATACAAAACGAGGGAGTACAAGAGCACCGAGACAGCAACACCCATACTCTTCGAGGAGGATCTCTCCACAAGGATTGCTTGCAATAAGAGGACGATAATACCAAATGTTGTTAAAACGATTTCCCTCGTACATGTTGAGAATGCCCGGCTCTCCCGACGTCCATGCATTCTTTACAATCGTATCCCAAAGATGACGAGCCATAATTGTGCGACCGCTAGGGCGCCCACCAAAAGAAAGCTCAAGTTCGCCATTTTGCTGTACGGCCTCCACAAAACTATCAGTAGGCACGTTAAGAATAACGCTAATGTTAGCATTAGTAAGTTGATCCAATTCAAGTTTAACATTTAGAAACTCCAAGACATCTGGGTGATTAACATCTAAACACAACATTAATGCAAGCCTTCGACCCCCGCCAGAGACAAGCACATCTCCCACGCGGTCGATCATCTGCATTAAACTTACTGCACCTGTTGCCTTGCCCCCAGTTCCCTTGATCTCTGAACCTCTTGGACGAACCGGACTACAATTGATACCAACTCCGCCTCCTGTGCCGGAGACAACGATAGTGTCGCTAAGTGTCTTGCCCCAACCCTCCCGAGAATCGGATGTAGGGAGGACAAAACAATTAATGAGTTGTGCTTTTGGGCGTCCCGCCCCATACCACGTTCTCCCGCCTGGCATGAACCGATTGTCAAGTAGTTCTTGCTGGAATCTCTCTCCATACTTTTGGATCTTCCCATTATCTTCTGCCCCAGCGACATGAAATGCCACTCGCTGGCAGGCCATCTCCCACGTTTCGGCCTCGTGGCGTGCGTACCTGTCCTGAAATATTTGCAATCCTAATCCCGAAGGTGTCCATGACATCTTTTATACCTCTTTTGTTATTCTTGATGAGGGCACCTCCCTCTGCGCAAATGGGATTTCTCCCATAAAATCGTATTCATCTGGGTCTGTATTGTCGGGCAAAGTCCAAATAGTTATACCAAACACATCCCTCCACTGTCTCCATATCTTAGCCGCACCTATCTGCCCCGCTTCGTCACCGTCCATGCAAAGAATTAATCTCGAAGTGAGAGACAATAACAACATAGCCTGTCTCTCGGACAAAGAGCTACCCATAAGAGCAACAACGTTCTTAAGGCCCTGGTTCCACATGCCACAGGCATCAAGCTGGCCCTCGACCAGCCAACACTTACCTTCATTGATAATGTCTTGGGCATTTAATCCCAGGCCATATGGATAGCATTTGCTAATACCGATCGCGTTGGTGTACTTAGGATTGTTATCATCACGACGAACAGACCAGGAACAAACCTTGCCATTAGCATTCATCAAAGGAATCAGTACGCCTTCGGGTACCCTAGCCAATCCCCAATGCTCTATGGTAGCCCGCCTCAAACCTCGATAACCCTCTTCTAGTTCTGTATGCGGCGGCAACACAACTTCCTCAGATTCTTTCTGAAGAGTCTTCCATCTCTCTACTTTATTGGTAGTAGCCCGCGCTAAGGCCACCGATGCTTGGGCTGGAGATAGATTAAAGTCGCTAGTAATTTTATGCGCGGCCTCTTTAATGTCTATCTTTTCTAGGGCAGCTACGAGATCAATGACCGAGCCACCCTTACCACATTTACTAAAACAGTTCCAAAGACCATCACGCTCGGAGACGCTAAAACTAAGATTGCGACCGCCGTGAAGAGGACAAGGAATACGGTAACTCTCACGTTCGGGGGCGTAATATCCATACCGACGTAATACTGTCCCAATCCTAATGTTCTGTTTGATTTCATCCCAGGCTATACCCATGTTACTTCTCTTATCTTAATGATCTCGCCTTCAAAACTAAGCAACATGGAGTAATTGGCTGGGCCATGGCGATTATCTACGACCTGTAACACTCTGAACGTTTCTGCGTCTGGGTTCTCTTTCTTTGTCGGCTTGCGAAGAATCATTCCAACAGACATCAACTGTGCAATGCGGTCGCTTCCAGCGAAGTAATCGCTGTCTAGTTCACCGCCGAGCTTAAACTCCTTGGCTCCCTCGCGATTAATCTGTACCGCAGTTATAACCGGAAGGTTCTCCGTAGAAGCTAGAACCTTTAATCCATCTGCAAGTATTCCAAGTTCCTGCCATTCTTTTGCATTGGCAGTGTCGGGAGTTCCCTTGACATAATCAAAGAACAACGCCTTCACTCCATATACTCGCGCGAACTTCCGAGTCAGCCTCTTGATTTTGCCGAGCGAGAAACCCGGCATAGAGCAGAAGTAGAATGGTATATCAGAAATCTTTTCGATAGCCCTTTCCACTCGCTCTGAGTGAACAGGCACATCGGCAAAGGTACCGTTATTGATGGTGACTTCCCTGACCTCTGACACTAGAGAAAGCAATCGAGAGAACTCGTCTGTTTGAGAGTGCTCTGTGCTAATCCACAGGACTGGGATTCCCAAGTCTACCGTAAGATGCTTAGCCCAGTTAAGCAAAATCATACTCTTACCTGTCTTTTTGCGGGCCCCCACAACGTACAATCGCCCACCCTGAAATCCTTGTACCGACTTGTCTAGTTCTGAGAATCCACTAGCTAGCCCCGGCACTTCGGCTGAATGAGCGATTTTATCTGCGATAAATTCAAGAGCATCTGAGCCAATAGTCTTAACTTCGAATTCTCCCTTACCTTCAATATCACTAATAACAACTTCGATGTTCTCAATGATCTTATCTAGGGATGCGGCATCGGTTGCCATGCCCGAGATCTTAGTCCCCGCCGATTCAATGCGGCGGCGAGTACCCAGCTCTATTAAATCTTTGGCAATGAATTCAGCATTGTGAGGATCAACCGGTAAAGATTCAAGTGTTGATAAAAAATTCCAACCGCCCAATCCTTCCAGTTCTTTTTGTATATCACTAGGGAGCGCATCTGCAACTTGAATGGGATCAAAAACTTTACCTTTAGAATAGAGATCATCTAGGACATAAAAAATAGCCCGATTAAGGGGTTGACTAAAATTGTCTGCGGTAAACCCTTCAGGCAAACGCATCCAACTCTCCTGACCTTTCATCAGGGTTCCGAGTAATAAATGTTCCTTGCGTATATCAGAAAGTTTATTTTCTTCTTTCTTCATTATCAGAGTTTCCACAGCTTAGCCAACCTCTTTTATCTGGTGCGGACAAATACCATGTATTCTTTTACCCCATTGACAATTCATGCAAAGCACTTGAAAGTTATCTTTAGGATAACCATTTTCTTTAAGCCAGTAGTAAAAATTCTGCCCCGCTTCTAGTCCAAGACTTTTCCTGTGTTGCCTGCCATTGCCATTTATGTGGTCTATGCTAAGAAATGAAAGTTCACTCTCACCGCAACATTTACATTGGTCACCATAAGCAACCATTACTTCTCGTTTAAGTTTTTGATTTCGTTCTTGAGCCCTTCGCCGACCGTACGCTAAATATCTTTTCTGATTAGATATCGCATTTAACCGAATATGCCCTAGGCGCGCACAGCCAGCGCTACAATATTTTCGACGTTTACCTCTCTTTTTACTAACGAACGCAGAGACAAACTCCTGACTACACTCAGAACAATTATTTTTCAGTTTGAAGCTCTTGGATAAGTTTCTCAACAATCTCTTTAGCGGGTGGACTGTTTTCAACAATTCCAAACTCACCCAACGTGAAGCCCTTGGTGGCTATAAGACTCTTGAGTAGAATCATGTCCGCACGAGTTGCACTCTTCTTCGTAAACCTCTCAAAACCTTCTGGCACTTCTTCAATCTTTGCTGCGGACGGAGCCTCACGAACAGGAGTCTCTCCTGCCGCCACCGCTCTCAACTCTTCTATCTTTGCGGGCTTGACAAATTCAGAGGTATCAAATTTTGTCTCTGCAGTCAATGCATCTTCTGTGTTAAGCGGGCTCTTTTCGCCACCATAAAACACATCATAATCTACGTTCATCGTAAGCG